AAATCCCGGCGATCGAACGGCCTCCCGCGCGTGCATGTGCGCCTACGCGTGCGCGCGGTCGCCTCGCTCCGGGTAGGATAGTCCCCTTTAGGGGACATATCCCACCCTACGCTCGGAAGGTACGCGAGCGTGCGTGCGAGGGGGGCGGATGCTGATGGCTGCGACCTCCACAGCGCCAGCCGGCCTCAAGGGCCGGCCGCCCCTGCGCAAGGTGCCTGACGACTTCGACGTGATCTTCGTCGAGCAGGGCAGGGACGGCTGCGAAAGCTGGTACCGGGCGAGGAAGACGACCATCACCCGGTGGCTCGAGGAGCGCGGCAAGGAGCGACTGATCAAGGCGAGGGCGGCCTACGTCGCTCACCAGCGCGCCAACGGCCAGTGGATGACACGCTCGACCAGGCTCGTCGAAACGCACGTCGTCAACCGCACTCCGCGGCTGCAGGCGATCCGTGATCGGCGCAAGGTGAACCCGACGATCGTCCGCCACGCGGCGCAATACCTGCGCATCATCAGGAACGGAGGGTTCATCATCAGCCAGGCCCAGAACGGCGACTGGTGGGTGGGCACTCGGCGCCTATCGCCGGCGCAGATGCTCGACCTCGCGTTATCCAAGGGGTTCGACGACAAGGTGATCATCCTGCAGTCGGACCTACAGCGGGCGAGCGACGAGGGCTTAGAACGCTGACATGTCCGGCCCTCTGAAAAACGCCCGCCACGAGCGATTTGCCAGATGGTTAGCCGAAGGCAAATCACAGTCTGAGGCGTACAAATCGGCAGGATATTCGGCTGAGGGAAACTCGGCGGAGGTGAATGCTGCTCGCCTGCTCAGAAATGCTCAGGTTGCGGAGCGTGTCGAAGAATTGAAGCAAAAAGCGGCCGAACGGACAATCGTGACGGTCGAAGGATTGACGCAACGCCTTCTAAACATTGCGAAAAAAGGGGAGGACGCCAGCGACGCTCCACTGCTCTCAGTCGCTCGAGCATCGATCATGGATGCAGCCAAGCTCAACGGCCTGATCATCGACCGCAGCAAGGTTGGGCTCGACCTCTCGACCGCGACGGCAGAAGAACTTGAGATCCTTGAACGCTTTTTCGCTCGATCCGCGCCAGGCGCTTGATCAGGTCCGCGCCGAGATCGCGCGCCGAGCGGCCAATGCCGCCGCGCTGGAATCCGAGCAGCGCCTCGAGGAGGAGCGCCGCGCCAAGGTCGACCGCGAGGCCGAATGCGAACGGTGCGGGGCCGACGCCGATGGGATCGTCTACTGGTTCAACAACTTCGTTTGGACCTATGACCCGCGTCTCGTCGGCGAGCGGAATGAGGACGGCTCACGCAAGAGCCCGTATGTGCGTTTCGAGCTGTGGCCGCGGCAGGCGGAATTCATCCACTGGTTGCACGAGCGCGTCAGCAACAACGAGGAATGGCTGACCGAGAAGAGCCGCGACACTGGGGTCACCTACCTCTGCGCCGGCTATGCGCTCAATCGATGGCTGTTCTCGCCTGGTTTCAAGGCGACGTTCGGATCGCGCAAGGCGGAGTATGTCGACAAGTCAGGCCAGCCCGATAGCATCTTCGAGAAGCTGCGCATCATGGCGCGCAGACTTCCGGTGTGGATGCTTCCCGACGGATTTAGCTGGACGAACCACAGCCTGTTCATGCGCATGATCAACCCGGACACGGGTGCGATGATCTCTGGCGAAGGCGGCGAGGACATGGGCCGCGGCGGTCGGTCGAGCCTCTACATCGTCGACGAGGCCGCCTTCGTGCCCAATGCGGAATCGATCGAAAAGGCACTCGCCGGCAACACCGATTGCGTGGGATGGGTCAGCTCGGTCAACGGCATGGGCAACCTCTTCGCTCGCAAGCGGCACTCGATCCTGAAGCAGCATCAGATCTTCCGGCTGCACTGGCGCGATGATCCGCGCAAGACCGAGGAATGGGCCGCGGCCAAGCAGGCCAGCTTCTCCGAACCGACGGCATGGGCCAGCGAGTTCGATATCGACTACACGGCATCGCTCGAAGGCGTCTGCATCCCGGCCGCGTGGGTGGAGTCGGCAAAGCGGATTGCGCAGCTCGAGCCGCGCATCAGAGAGACCAGCGTCGACACGATCATCGGTCTCGACGTCGGCGCCGGTAAGGCCAAGTCGGTCGCAATCCCCCGCAAGGGCCCGATCGTCTCTCCGCCTCAGTCGCGCGGCGATCCCGACACGACCGGCACGGCGCATTGGGCGTTGGAGATTGCTCAGACGGCCGAAGCGAAGGCGCTCTGTTTCGACAGCCCGGGCGTCGGTGTCGGCGTTACGTCCGCGCTCAAGCACAGCGACGTCAAGGCAATGCACGTCCAGCCAGTGAACACTGGCGACCGGCCCAGCGAGCGCCGTCGTTGGGAAGACGGCAAGACCAGCGATGAGCTGTTCGGCAACCTGAAGGCTGAAATCTGGTGGCTGGCCCGTGTCGCATTCCAGCGCACGCATCAGCACGTCCAATGGCTCGAAGGTGTATCGGCGGACAAGGGCGCGAAGGAGCACCGGCTGTCGGAGCTTCTGGCGCTGCCCAGCGGAGACCCGGAGAGTGACAAGCTCAACGCCGAGCTCAGCGTCGTCCGCTACTTCAAGAACGAGAAGGGCAAGATCGTCATCGAGACGAAGAAGCAACTCGCTACCCGCGGCATCAAGTCGCCCGACTATGCCGACGCGTTCGTGCTGACGTTCGTTGATTGGCAGCCGGGCTATTCATGGGACAACTTCTGATGGTCTTCGCATTCACGGTCCCGAAGCCCGAATGCGAGGCGCTCATAACGACGTCGTTCGGCGGTGTTGATGTGTCATGGCCAATTTCCAGTGAGGCGAAAGCCTACCAGCTCGCGAAGCAAGTTGGCGTGCCGGGCTTCTGGCGACTGAAGTCGAGGGTACAGGCAAGGCACGGCGAACCTACAGCGCCCTAGCCGCTAACCGTATCGTCGCCGCTTCATGGGCGCCGTCCTCAACTTCGTCGATCGCCTGACCAACATCATGTCGGGCAAGGGCACGACTGCCGACCGCAGCGTGTGGGCGCAGTACGCGTTCATCCCCATCTCGCCGCAGCAGGCGGAGGCCGCCTACCGGTCCTCGTGGCTGGTCCGCAAGATCATCGACATTCCGCCGTTCGACATGACCCGCGAGTGGCGCGACTGGCAGACGGACGCACCGAACATCGAGAAGCTGGAGGCCGAAGAGCGTCGCCTGCAGATCAAGGCCAAGTGCCAGCGGGCGATGGTTCTCGCACGTCTGTTCGGCGGCGGAGGCCTGATCTTGGGCACCGGCGATGCTGACCCGACGCAGCCGATCCGGCCGGAGAGCGTGAAAAAGGGCGGGCTCGTCTACGTCCAGGTGCTGTCGCGCCATCAGCTGAGCGAAGGCGGAAATCAGCGCCTGGATCCCGCCGATCCGTGGTTCGGCCAACCGGAATTTTTCACGATCAACTCGGGGACCGGTCGCGACCAGGTGAGGCTTCACCCCTCGCGCGTCATTCCGTTCATCGGCCAGCGCGCGCCGGAAGGCTCGATGTTGAGCTCGATAAGCTGGTTCTGGGGCGATCCGATCATGCAGTCGATCGGCCAGGCGGTGAGGAACGCGGACCTAGCTCAGGACGGTTTCGCCGCGCTGATCGACGAAGCCAAGCTCGACATCCTCAAGATCCCAGACCTGACAGCCAAGGCAGCGACGCCCGACTTCGAACAGCGGCTGATGGCCCGGCTCCAGGCCGCTGCCGTCGGCAAGTCGACGTGGCGCGCGCTGTGCATCGACGGCGAGGAGGAGTGGGAGCAGAAGCAGGTCACCTGGTCGGGCATTCCCGACATCATGGTGGCCTTCCTCAACGCTGTGGCGGGCGCCGCGGATATCCCGCTCACCCGCCTTCTCGGCGTCTCACCAAAAGGCCTGCAGTCGACCGGCGATGGCGAGGAGCGCGATTATCAGTCGATGGTGCGGGCCCGCCAGAATGAGCTGCTCGCCCCGGCGCTCGACCGCATTGACGAGCTGCTGATCCCCTCCGCACTCGGATCACGGCCAAGTGATGTCTATTACGAATTCGCGCCGCTGTCTCAGATGAGCGAGAAGGATGCGGCGACGATAGAGACGCAGCGGGCGACCACGATCAAGACCTATGCCGATACCGGCCTGATCCCAGATGTAGCCCTGTCAGCCATCGCCAAGAACAGCATCGTTGAGAGCGGGCGTTGGCCGGGCTCGGAGGCTGCCTTCGAAGAGGCGGCCAACGAGCCGCTGCCGAACGAGCAGGATCCTTACCAGCTGACGACGCTCGAGCAGCGTGTCGCGGCAATGGAAGGCAAGGGCAGCATCACGCCGAACGACGCGGCGATCCTGCTGACCGACGCCGCCCCGCGCTCGCTCTACGTCAGCCGCAAGCTACTGAACGGCGCCGAGCTCGTGAAGTGGGCGAAGGGTCAGGGCTTCGAGACGACGCTTCCGGCCGACGAGATGCACGTTACCATCTGTTTCAGCCGGGATCCGGTCGACTGGATGAGCTTCTCTTCGCCGTGGGATGAGGATGATCAGGGCCGCCTGCACGTTCGACCGGGCGGCGCTCGCATGCTCGACACGTTCGGCAACACGAAGAGCGCGACCGTCCTGCTGTTCAACTCATCGTCGCTCAGCTGGCGGCATGAAGAGTTCAAGCGTGGCGGTGCCAGCTTCGATTTCGACAACTATCAGCCGCACATCACCATCACCTACGATGCGCCGGCCGACCTCGACCTGTCGAAGATCGAGCCGTTCAAGGGCGAGCTGGTGTTCGGGCCGGAGATCTTCGCTGAGGTCAAAGACGATTGGGAGCAATCCCTCACTGAAGTCTGATGCTCGCCACGACACTCAACATCGCTGCCCGCGTTAACCGCCCCTCGAGCAAGCCCATAGTCCTCGCCAACATCGCACCGACGAAGGCACAGGCGGACGACCTCGCGGCGCTCTACGCCAAGGTCATAGCCGCATGGATCGCGGGCATTCCCCGCATTCTCGCCGAGTATGAGAGCACGATCGCTGCCATGACGACCGACAGCGCGGAAACCACCGGCGGCGCAATCGACAGCATCGCGGCGGAAATCCAGCGGCTCGTGCTGATGCTGACGCCGGACCTGAGGCGCTGGGCATTGACCG